GGCCAAGATCGAGGCCTGCCTCGTCGCCTTCCTCGGTGACCACGGCGGCGAGGCAGGCCTCGATCTTGGCCTTCATCAGCAGCGCCGCCTCGTAGTCGCCGAGATCGCGCAGCCGCAGCAGCACCGGCGCCAGCCAGGAGACGTCGCGCAGCTGGCCGGGCCGGCGCTTGCGGTAGATGTGCAGCACGTCCGTCGCCGGGATGCGCTCGCTGCCGAGCCAGGTGGCGCGGGGCAGGATCCAGGCCGCGCCGGGATGGATGCGATGCAGCCAGTAGCCGATCGGCTCACCGGCATCGCCGAGCGCGATGCCCTGGATCGTCGGCGCGCCCGCCAGCTTGCCGTTGCGCGCCGTGTCGAGGTGATCGCTCTCCAGCACCTGCAGCCGCAGGCCGATGGGATTTGCAGGCGACGGCTGCGTCATTAGCATGCGGACGAAGCACTCGCCGCTCTCCACCACCGCCCGCATCACCAGCGCTTGCAGGCCATAGAGGTCCAGTCGTCCCTCGGCGTCGCAGGCGGTGCTGTCGGCCCAGCGACGCCACGCGTCGGCGTGACGCTGATCCGGCCATCGCGTGGTGATGCCGGCGCCGACGGCGTTGCCGGTCCACAGATCGATGATGCGGCTGGCGTAGGGATCGTTGCGCACGGCATCGCGGGCACGCCGCGCGACCGTCGGCGCGGCCTTGCCGACTTCCGCCGTCGCGCTGCCGCCGGACGGCGCCCAGGCCGACGCACGCTGATCCTGCGCCGCCGCGTAGCCGCGGATCGCCGTGACGATACGGCGGAACAGATTCACGCCGTCCCCCGCGAGAACGATGCGAGCGTCACGGAGGGACGCCGCGCTGCTGCTGTCTCCGCGCCGCGCAGCGCGCCGAGCGCGCGCCCGAGCTCGTCCAGGCTGCGGTATTCCACCGTGCGCCCGTCGAAGCTGACGCGCGTCGTGCCGCCGGTGTAGGCGGCGGCGAGCGCGGCGGCGCGGCTGCCGGCGGGCTGTGCCAATGCCCAGGCGAGGACGGTCGGATCCATGTCAGCCGAACAGCGTCTGCTGGCGCCCGGGCAACCGCCGCCGCTTGTTCTGATAGGCGCGGAATTCCGCCTCACGTTGCTCGCGCGGCACGCGGCCGGCTGTCAGGTCCGCGTGGCACGGCTTGCAGATCAACCAGGTGTGCACGCCGTTCGGCTGGCTGCTGGCATAGAAGTGATCGAACTCGGCGAAGGCCGAACGGATGCCGTCCACCGTCACTACCTCGGCGATGTTGCAGCAGGCGCATCGGCCACCGAGCACCAGTGTGTCCTCGAGGTGCTCGCGCTTCGTCGCCTCGCCGATGACGCGCCGCCGGTGGTGCGCAACATGCTTGAGGTAGGCGACATCCTCGGCGATCGCATCGACGCGCGACGCCACGTGGTTGATCGCCTGGTCCTGCCCAGTGAAGCGAACGGCTAACGGGGCGACGATCTCGCGTATGGCCGCGAGGAAGCGATCCTCCGGCGCCTGCGCGCGGAGGCTCGCCTCCATGGCATTGAACGCCTGGATGTAGGCGACCTTGAATCGCAAGGCCCGCTCGCCGGACCAGCCCATGACCAGGAGCGTGAAGCCGTCGCGCGTCAAGTCGAAGGAGCGCGTCTCCCGTTGCGCTGCCTCGTGCCACGCCAGCACCGGGCGGAACCAGCCGCTAACCGCTTGATCGGTCGGGCTCCCCAAATCTGGGGAGCCGTCCTGTGCCGCTCCGAGCTGCCCGTCGTTGCTCGCCAGCAGGGCGTCGATGTCGCGCAGCACGTGGTCGTGGCGCTTGCCGAAGCGCTCGGTCACATCGCGGCTGTTCACCAGCGCGACCGGGCCGTCCATGCGCAGGCCGAGGTCAGCGCGCACCAGGGCGCATGTCGGCGCGGCTGCTACTTCGTTCATCGGCACCCCACCCTGGTGATCGATCCGCTCATCGCGACCAGCCACCGCGCGGCGCGAGCCAGCCGCGCGGACGAACATCGGACGACGGTGAAGGTGCCGGCGACGCGGATGGTGGTTGCGCCTCTACTGCGGGCAGCGACAGCGCATCGGCCATCCGCGCCCAGCGGCCTTCGCCCCAGCCATCCATGCCGAGCGCCGCCGCGGCGGCTCGCGCATAGACCCGGCAGTCCAGCGCCTCGTTCCGCTCGCGCGTCTTCACCCATTCCAGCCGCCGGAAGCCGTTGCGGCCTGCGCGCGCCACCAACTGCTCCGCCGTGATCTGGCGGCAGAATTCCTCGCCCGCGGCATGCACCGGCAGATGGACATAACCGGCCGGGAACGGATCGCCGCTCTCCTCCGTCGGCCGCTCCAGCTTCAGCCAGCCATAGGTCTCGCCCTTCAGGAAGGACGAGCCGACCGGCCAGACCTTCAGCCCACCAAGCCGGCGGCCGTTCCGCCGGACCTCCGTCGCCGCCGGCTGGCCGATCGCGGCGCGCAGCCCGTCCTGCCCCTTCACCGCGATGGCGCGGCCGGCACCGGCGCGACGGACGAAGGAATACACCTCCGCGGTGGTCATGCCGTCGCCGCTATCGATCGCCGCCATGGCGACCGGCAGCCGGTGCCCGCTGGCGTGCCGCCAGGTCTCGCCGAGCAGCAGCCGCAACTCCTCCCACACCGCCGCCTCGAACGGGTTGCCGGACAGCACACGGTGCTCGACCAGCCAGGACTGGCGATCCTGGCCCCAGGCCCAGAGGCTCGCCTCGAGCCGATCGCGCTGCACGTCGATGCCGGCCGTCAGCAGCAGCCCGCCCATCGGCACCGTGCCGGTGGGCCAGTGCTCGCGGCGATCATACAGCCGCTGCCAGTCCGGCGCCTCGCCCGCCTCCTGCCAGGTCTCGCCGAGCACGGTGTTCCGGAAGGTCTTGATCGCCCGGTCGTCACCCTGCGCGGCGAGCCAGAGGCGGGCAATCTCCGACCAGGGCATCCAGCCGGGCGGCGAGTAGAGCGCCGAGATGTGGAAGCCGATCGCGTGTGGGTCCGTCGCCGTGGCCGTCGCCCGCCATGCGCCACCGGCCAGCATCGCCGCCTTGTGCTGCTCGCCGATCGCGCTGTCGCAGTCCTCGCAGAGGTAGCGCGCCGTGTCCGGCTGGCCGTCGTCCCACACCAGCCGCTCGAAGCGCAGGTGCTGGTGGTGGCCGCAATGCGGACAGGGCACGAAGTAGCGCCGCTGGTCGGTGGCCAAGAATTCCCGCTCGATCCGCGACAGGCCGGCGATCGTCGGCGTGCTGACCAGAAAAACCTTGCGCCGCCACCCGAAGGTCCGTGCGCGGGCTTCGGCGAGCGCGATCGGATCGCCCTCGCCTTCGACATCGCCGGGATAGGCATCGATCTCATCGAGGAACAGGAAGCGAGCCGACATGGATCGCAGCCCGACCGCGCTGTTCGCGCCGGTCATCACCAGCTGCCCGCCGGGGAATTCCTTCGAGAGCTGGCGGTTGCCCGAGTCCCGGCTGCGTGCCGGCGCGACACGTTCCCGGATGGCCGGCGTCTCCTCCACCAGCGGGTCGATGCGTTGGTCGGAGAACCGCTTGGCCAGTTCCGTGGTCGGCTGCACCGCGAGCATGGGGCCGGGCGCGTGGTGGATCACGTAGCCGACAAAATTGCTGCCGCAGGTGGTGGCGCCGACCTGCGCCCCCTTGATGAACACGACGCGCCGCGCCGGATGGGACGGCGACAGCGCGTCCATCACCTCGCGGAGATAGGGCGTGCGCGCAGTGCGATAGGGACCCGGCTCGGCCGAATCGCGCGAGCCAAGCATGCGGTGCCGATCCGCCCACTCCGACACCAGCAGCGTCGGCTCGGGCGCCATGCCGTCGCGCCAGGCTTGCAGGATCTCGGCGTCGCCGTCGAAGCGGCCGAGATCCTCCAGCAGATGCTCGCCCGCCATCAGCCGACGCTCACCCGGACATCGTGCCGCGCCGCGAGGTGCTCGCGCAGCCGGGTGTCCATCATGGTCTGCAGCCGGTGCGCATCGACGCCGAGCTCGGCCGCCATCTCGGCGGCGACGCGGGCGGGCCAGGCAAGGATGGCATCGCGCTCCTCCTTGGCGAGGCGATGCACCAGCAGCAGCGCGCGGGCCTTGTCGACCAGCTTGCCCTTGCGCTCGTCAAGCCTGAGCCGGCGCTCCTGCGCCTTCAGCACCTCGTTCGCCGTGCGCGCGTCGTGGAATGTGCTTTGGGCCGCACGCGGCAGCGGATCAGCGATCGGTGATGGAGATGCCGGCCGCATAACCGGCGCCGGCTGCACCAGCGCCGCCGTCTTCCGGACCGGGTCGCTGCTCTCGGCCAAGCGTGCGCGGACCTTCTCGACGTCCCAGGCGCCATCCGCCTCCGGCGCGATGCGGCCGGCACGCTGCGCCTTCTGCAAAGCCGTGTGGGAGACGCCGAGGCGGCGCGCCACCTCGCGCTGCGAGGCCACGCGGCCCGGCTGCGCAGCGGCGATCATGATGTGATCGGAACTCCCAAATCATAGCACGAGCACAACACTGCATCTCGCTTGGCTCGCGCGCGCCGCAGCGCGAATGGTCCGTCACGCGCCAACCAGCGCGATGACGACGGAGACCACGATGACCGACCGCGATGCCCGTGCCGCCCGCAACCAGGAACGCAGCCTCAGCGCCTTCCTCAAGCACAAGGCCGAATTCGACGCCCTGCTCGCCGAATTGCAGCAGGCCAGCGACGACCATTTCGGCGCGGATCCCGAGGCGGTGGTCTGGGGCGAAGCCGCTTGGCTCGCCGACGCCACCGCGAAGCTGAAGGACATCGCCGACGCCCACTTCAAGCGGGGCGATTACGCCGCCTGACGCGAGCGCCTCCCGCGCCGCCCCGACCGGGTGCGCCCGGCGGGGCTCGGGGCCGTAGCACCCGGCTGATCGGGTGCCGAACCGGAGACCCGACGATGAAGCTTTCCGACACCCAGCGCGCCATTCTCGAAGCCGCTGCCCAGCGTACCGAT